CGACTGCACGCACAGCAAGCGACGTATGCTTGGTCCAGTACCTCAGCAGCAGCTCAGCGAGGTGCAATTCGACCAGTACGGCACGCCCGATCGCAAGCTGCCGGACTGCCCGCTGTGCGGCAAGGATGAGCTGTACGCCCACCCTCTGCGTTCGAGCGGCCACGGCTTCAAGTGCTACGTGTGCTCGTACTCGTTCGCGGTCGAACACGCGCGCGCGCCAGAGCCCCCGCCGGAGGTCGACGTGGCGGAGCTCGTGCGACTCGCGCTCAACGACGCGCTGCTGCGTGAGCTCGTGTTCTCGACGCTCGTCAACCGAGCGGGTGGCTCGCTGACACTCACGCGCGAGCAAGTCAGGCGCGGACACGGTGAGCCGGTGCAAGTGCACATCGACCCGACGACGCGCGATATCACGCTCACGACCGAGCCGTGTGCGCACTGCGCCAAGGGCTTTCCGCTTCCGGTGGGGCACGCATGAGGGAGCCGCGTCCAAACACGAAGTGTCGGCGCTGTGGGCGCGCGTATCGGGACCATCGTGCGCTCGAAAGCGTCTGCCCTGACGGCAGTGGGCGTGTCTACCTGCGACATACCGAGCGGCTCGCGGTGATGCGGTTCGGCGACGACGAGCTCGCCACGCTCGAGACGGTGCTACGCAACGCGCTGCACGCTGGTGGTAGCGCGCACACGCTGCTCGCGCTCTTGGGAAAAGTGCGTTGCCACCGCGAGCGTATTGAAAGCGCGCGTGTCGCACACGAGCACCGGGAGGCCAAGGCGTCATGAAGCAAACCCATCTCAGCGAGCTCGAGGCGTATCTTTATTGTGTGCTCAGCGCGCAGGAACGCTGCGCCTTTCTACGCGCATTTGAGCACCTGATGCTCACGCACATGTTCGCCACCGGGCGCTGGCAGGTGCTGAGCACAGCTGCGGAGATGCGAGCGGCGGGTATCGAGCCCGTGGACGAGGACGAGCCCGTGGTTGCGGAGGCCAAGGCGTCATGAGCGGGCCTATTCACGAGACGAGTGGAGACGATGACGAGCTGCCGTGTCCCTGGTGCGGCGAGCGGATGAACATGTCGGACGACGAGCGCTGGGCGAACGACGGCGGGCGCGACGTCTGCGAGCACTGCCACAAGCCCTTTCGACTGCGCACGATCACGAGCGTTGTGACGCGAGCAACTCGGTTGGACATCGGCCCATGACCGCCGTCAACTACGCGCGCCACCGCCTAACCGGCCAATACGTGTTTCTCGCGGCAGGCGAGCGCGCGCGGCGCGAGTGGCTCACGGAAGCGTGGGTGTGGCACCGCGAGCTGACCGACGCGCAGGTGGGCGATGCCGATGCGCTCTACTGGGTCGAGTGCGAGTCACCGACCGCGTACTGCGAGCGTTACGACCACGGGCCGCAACTGTGCGAGCGCTGCCGGCAGGCGCGGATTGCGGCTGGGCGAGTCGAGCGGTGGTCGGGAGGTGGGCGGTGACCGACTTCTCGATCGGCTCGCTGTGCAGCGGCATTGACGGCCTGGCGCTCGGTCTCGAGTGGGCGGGGCTTGGGCCGACACGTTGGCAGGTCGAGAGCAACCCGCACGCACGCAAGGTGCTCGCGCACCACTGGCCGGAGGCTACGCGGTATGACGACGTCCGAGCGGTCGGTGCTGCAAACCTCGTTCGAGTGGGAGTCATCTGCGCTGGTTTCCCCTGCCAAGACGTCTCGAGCGCCGGCTCACGCGCTGGCCTGCAAGGTGCTCGCAGCAGCCTTTGGTTCGAGTGCTTGCGCATCGTCGGCGAGCTCGCCCCTGAATGGGTCGTGGTCGAGAACGTGGCAAGTGGCGCTGCGCTCTGGGTGGACACTGTCGTGCGCGGACTGGAACGGCTCGGCTATGCGTGCCTACCGATCCCGCTTGCAGCAAGCGATGTCGGCGCACCGCACCGTCGAGCGCGCGTGTTCGTTGTTGCCCACGCTCACGACCGCGCGAAACATCCTGTCACCGTACATGCAACGGTGGCGGGGGCACCGAGCGTTGCAAGCGCTACTGCCAACGCTCTGCAGCCGCGACGCGAAGGGCATCGGCCCCAAGCACACCAAGGGCGGCCAGGACTTGCCCCGCACGCTGGGTGGCAACCTGAGCGCGGACTGGTGCCGCTGGTACATGGGGTTTCCTCCCGGGTGGCTGGATGTGCTCGACGCGAGCAAATCCGGCTGCTCGGAAACAGCGTCGTGCCGCAGTGCGCCGAAGTCGTCGGCGGGGTGATCCGCGAGTTGGCGGGGGAGGTCGCGGCATGATCAAGCTCGCGCTCATTGCAGGCGGCGCGGTCGCGGGCCTCGGGCTTGGTGTGGCACTCGAGCGCCGACGCTGGCTGCTCACCGCGCGCCGCCGCCCGGCCACTGTGCGGGTCGGCGAGCGCACGTACTGGATCGCGCTCGATGGGCAGCCGTGCGACCGCTGCGGCTGTGAAGCGCTGCGCTCGGGTTGCGTGTGCATGCGACGGCCGAGCGCGCGCGTCGCCAAGCAGCGGGTGCAGAAGGTGGTGCGGAGGCACAGCGCATGAGCGAGCAGGCCAAGCCTGATGCGCCCGTGCTCGAGCTGCATCTCGACCGGCTCACGGCCGATGAAGTGCAGGTGCTCGCGGATATCTCCGACGCGATCGCGCACAAAGAGCACCCCGTCATGCTCGGGCCAAACCGTGAAGCGCTCGAGCGCGTCGGGTTGAAGTTGCAAGCGCAGCGCAAGGGGGGCGCGTGACCGACGAGTGCACCCACTGCCGCGGCCAGTTGCAGCACAACCCCGCTCGCAAGCGCGGCACGCGCGTCGAGCCCGCGAGTTGGCAGTGCAATCACTGCGGGCGCTCGGGGTTCTACGACACCGGTATAAGCACGGCCGGACGTCGGTTCACCGCGCGGATCGAAGTGGTGCCGGGCTTGCCTGAGCTCGGCAAGCCATGGGTGCCGGCTGAGTCGGTGCCCTACGAGGAGCGCGTCGGAGCATGAGCGCGCCCCTCACTGGCCGCGAGCGGTACGAATGGCTCGTCCCTGGCGCGTCGAAGGGCGAAGCGCACGCGTTCATCCTCGGGGCCCGCGACAGCATCTGCCTCAAGATGGCGCGCTTCCCGTTCAACAAGCCGGCCATGCAGCGCGAGCAGCTTGCACCTGGAGAGCCGCGGCGCAAGCGCTGCGACCAGTGCCTGCGCATCCTCGGACGCGACGACAACAAAGGCATGGTGGAGGTCAACGGAGCATGAGCCTGGATCCCGACGAACTCGCATGGCTGAAGCGCGTATGGGAGGTTGCGCCGGAGCCCGTTCGCGAGCGGGCGCGCATCGCGCACGACAAGCTGTTCGCTACACGCGCGTCCGAGACCGATGCGTGCGTAGAGTGCTTTCAACACCAGGCGAGCGAGGAGCCGTGCCAGTCCTGCGCTGTCATTGCTGAAGCCATCCTCGCCGAGCGTGAGCGGTGCGCTGGCCTTTGTGAAACACGGTGCAAGAACCGGGTGACGGGCGTAGTGCTGGCGGGCCTGATTCGTGGAGGTAGCGAGCCATGAGCTGGCTATCGTCGATGTCGGAGAGCAGCCGCGTCATGGTCGTGGCGATTGGCGCGGGCACACTCGTCCTCGGCACGTGCAACGCGACGCTCATCGCAGAACGCTGGGCCGGCTCCGACAACGGCGTGCGCGCCGCATGCGTGCAGCGTTGCGGCAATCCTTACTGCAAGCCTTGTGGACTTGCCGAAGAGAAGGCACGGGCCGACGTCCTCGAAGCCGAGGCCGCCGTGTTGCGCAAGGAGCTGACCGAGCTGCACCACGGGCTACGCATGTCGAGGTGCGTGGAGGCGAGCAAGCCATGAAGCGGTTGACGCAACTCTGGTGTCGACTCGTTGGACACCGGCGCTTCGTCGAGCCCGTCGTAGTGGTTGGACGCGCCGATGGCACGGCTTATGTCGCGCAGTGGTCTGCGCCCAAGTGCGGGCGTTGTGGGGTCGAGCTCCTCTCGGAGGACCAGTGCTGATGACCGAGCGCCTCAAGACCTGGATTGATCAGGCCGGCGCCGACTGGTGCGTCACCGTCGAGATCGACGACGTCGCCGTGTTCGAGGAGTCGTATCTCGAGGAGTGGGACGCGCGCGCGGCCGCGGCCAAGTTCGTCGAGGAGCTGTTGCGCGACCTTGCTGGTGAGGCCACCGAGCGCGCTGCCCGCGTTGCTGACGCCATGACCGAGGGCGACGGCGGCACGCCGGCCGAGCGAGCCATCGTGCGCAAGGTGGCTGAGCGGATTCGGGGAGGGCGGACGTGAGCGAGCTGAGCAAAGAGGCGTGGGGGCTAGCCGAGGACCTTTGGGACCAGCGCGACGTCGTTGCGATCGCAACCGCACTGCAGCAGCTCATGGACGAGCGGGACGATGCACGTAAAGAGCTGCTCGAGCGGTTGCTCTCAGTGACCGAGGGTGGCGCTCTGCCCGTGACCTACACGCAGCTTATCCGCATCGCTAAGGAGTACGGGCTGTGACCGCGTTCAAAAATAATGAACAGGCGGCGCTAGAGATGGCGCGCGGCATTCTCGGCATGGCGCCGGCCGGGCGACGACCCAGTCTCGCCGCCGCGCTGCAGAAGCTCATGGACGAGCGGGACCACCTGGCGCGGCTTTACGACAGCACATCCCACGCGTGGCGCCAGCGCGCCGAAGCGGCGGAGGCCAAGTTCGCGGAGCTGGTATGCGAGACGCGTGGATACGCGGAGCTTCTGCCGCGGCCTTTCAACGAACACCTGGCTGCAATCCTCGCCAAGCACGAGGCCAAGTCATGACGCGCCCCTACGAGCCCATCTCCGACGAGCCCATCAGCGACGCCGAGCACGAGGAACTGCAGCGCGCGCAGCGTGACGGGTACCAGCGCGAACGTGACATGTATCACCGCGAGCGCGTGCATGCGGCAATGGTCCATCTCGCGTGGACGCTCGGCGTGCTCGCGCTCGTCGCTTTCGCGGCTCTGGCCGGCTGGTACCTCGGAGGGCAACCATGAGCGATTGGATACTCGCGCACCCATACCAGGCGGCTGTGACCGCGCTTGCCGTCACCACCGGCATTGCGATCGCCATCCGCGGTGCCATCCCTTTGCTGACCAAGTTGGCCGACCTCACGAGCACCAAGGCGGACAACGAGTTTTTGCTGCGCTTGGCGCCGAAGCTCGACACGGTGATCGCCGCGCTCGACGTGCTGCGCCGGCTGCTGCCGCGCGTCGTGGTCGGGCCGCTGCCGAGCACGCAGCCGATCGCGAGCGCGTCGGGGCGCCCGACCATGCCGCCGTCGTCGACGCCGCCGATGAAGTCGCTCAGCGCGCCGCCGCCGCCGAAAACCACGCTCAAGCCGTGGCCCGAGCCGGTGCAGCCACAGCCGGCCGAGCACGAGGAGCCACACCGGTGATTGTTTACCCACCACAAACTCTCGACGATGCCGCGCGTTTCGGGACAGAACTGCGCCTCGTCGTCGATGCGCGCGGCCGGCCAGCGATAGAGCCGGGCGTCGACTTCATGCTGCGTTGCTGGCGCTGGAGAGTGCGCGAGCAACCGAGTGGCGTGGAGTCGACGCTTATGGCGGCCGGAGGAGTGGGAACACTCGCTCGTTCCCGGGAAACCGGGCCGGCCGCTAACCTTTTCGCGCAGTGCAGATCCGCAACGAAAGGTCACACCCATGGACGAACAAGAAGGTCAGCCGAAGCAACCCGCACCGCCACCCGAGCAGCCGCAGCCACCGCAGCCCGTGCCAGGCGATCCGGCTCCGGACGACGACGACAGTCAGCCCAAGCCTCGGCAGTAGCACCAAGGTTCGCGCTCGCTCGCACGGGAGCGCGTTCGCAGTCGCAGTTCGTGGCCGGTAGCTCAATTGGCAGAGCGACGCTGTCGCACTGGCGTAGGGATGGCGGTTCGAATCCGCCCCGGTCACCCGGGTGGTCCACCCGAAGCGAGGAGGTGATGTCACAACCGGCCGAGTTCGCGAAAGCGAGCACGCGGGGAACGGCAGCGCGCCGCGGCGGCCTATTGCTCGATGAGCACAGCAGTGCACCACAGCACCTGAGAATCAAACCCCGTAGCCGCTCGCGAGGAACGCGGATGGTGATTGAGCTGATGACCGAGAGGAACCGTACCAGTCGGTGGGGACGTCGGCGCAGGGTTGAACGAGGGAGCCGGCACGGTTCGTAATGCAGTGCAACCAACAGCATGGAGGGTGACATGGCGATCAAACTCGGCAGCAAAGTCAAAGAGACGTACACCGGTTTCTGCGGTGTCAAGAGCAAGGCCAAGGAGAAGTACGGCCGCTGGCTCGTCGAAGTGTGGAGCACTGACGGCGAGTGCCTCAACACGGAGTTGCTGTCGCGCGGGTTCGCTGTACCGATGGGGTATCCGTGATGGACGCTAGCGGCTTCAAACCAGGAACCTGGCGGCACTACAAGGGCGATCTTTACACCGCGATCGGCTTGGTGACGCACCACGAGACGCGGCAGCCGATGGTGCTGTACGTCAGCCACGCGCGCGGGTGCATCAACTGCCGGCCGTTGCACGGCTGGGAAGGCGACCGCGATGGGTTCCTTGACCCGGTGACGATGATCGATGGCACGCAGGTGCCGCGGTTCGAGCTGATGCAGGAGGCAACTCCATGACGCAGTCGACGAGTGACAAGCATGCCCATCTAGCGGAGCCACACTGCTACGGCTGCGGCGCTCCACGGAGCAGGCACGGTGCTGACGGCTGCTCGATGCAAGGTTGGCCGCACTGCAGGCGGTTCGTCGGCGAGCGGCCGAGTTGGTACCCGGCAGGCGAGGGCATCGAGAAGCGATGATCACCCACTTCGACGGCGACCCCCACTTCGGCCACGTAAACGGGAGAGAACATGCACACGATTGACAACAGTCCAGATGCGAGAGAGCAGCGTATGCGGGAATCTGAAGCCGAAAGGCGACGGCTTGAAGAGCTTCGGCGCCCCCACGATGAGCGCGAACAGCGGCTGATAGAGCTCGCAAGGGTCAATCCCGACATCCAGTGGTTGCTGTGGCAGCGCGACTCGGCTCGAGTGCGCCTGAACATGATCTCTGTCGCCATGGGCCATCACGACTTGGTTCCCATGCCGGACCATGCGTGGGACCTCTCGTTACGCATCCATCACGAGTTGCAGCCGCGCTCGCCGACGGAGTGGTTCGACCGGTTCTATCCAACGCGCGACGACGCGGCAACCGAACAGTGCGCTGATGCGCAATCTGGTGACTAATGACGTGCAAACAGCCCTGCGAGGGCTGGAGCGCACGCGACGACTGACGGTGACAAACCATACAGAGGGCAACAGGCATGACAACGAAGAAATCGAAGACCATTCAGCTACCAGCGATCAAGCTGGGTGTAATGCGGGTGACCATCGCAGGGATCACGGATCTCATCATGCATGCTTGGGACGAGAAGGTGCTCAAGCAGATGGCGGACAAGCAGCAGCACAACGCTACCGAGTCGAAGGGCGCGCGCGTGCCTGACGAGGAGTTCGAAGCGGCGAAGTATCGCGATGAGAAGGGACGAGACTGCCTGCTTGCGTGCGCCATCAAGAAGGCGATCGTGGCGGCAGCCCGGGTCGACGACACCAAGAAGATGACCGAGCTGCGACAGTCGGTGTTCGTGCGTGGCGAGCGCATTCCCATCGAGTACGAGGAATGCATCATGCGGCAGGATGCAGTGCGCTTGAAGGGTACCGCGGGCATCCGCTACCGGCCGGCGTATCGGCAATGGAAGGCCACGTTCGAGATCGAGTGGCTCATCAGTCAGATGTCGGCCGAGCAGATGCTCAACCTCGTGCAGATCGCTGGATTCTCGGTTGGCATACACGAGTGGCGTCCCGAGCGAAGCGGCGAGTTCGGGCGATTCCGGCTCGAGTCAGCTGAGCCCGTGCAGTTGCCGGTCGGCGAGGCTAAGGGCAACGGCGCTCTTGCTGGAGCGATGGCGTCGTGATCCCTGGGCGAGGCATCGCATACCGAACCGTGTCACGCAATCGACGACTCTCAAACGAGGCTGTTAGCGAGCTCTCGGCCGCGATTGAAGAGCTCATCGCGCAAGGCAAGTGCACACCGCAGGCGCTTGTTGATTCGGCACGCGACGCCGCTTCGGTGCTGCACAAGTACTTCGAGTGGGACGATGCCAAGGCCGCAGAGCAGTACCGCCTTACGCAGGCGCGCTACTACATGCGATCCATCAACATTGAGTACGTCACAGAGGAGTGCGGCATCATCGAGATGCGCGCGTTCGTGCCGACCTATGTCGATGGGCAGGGCAACCTGTGGAAGCCAGCGGTCGAAGTTGCAGCGACCGAGGAAGGCATGGAGCAGCTGCTACGTGCCGCTCGACGGGAGCTGCGAGCGTTCACGAAGAAGTACGCTGCGCTGCGGGCTTACGCACAGGCGACGTCGATGCTGAGCGCGATCGATCAGTTCTTGGGCGCGGCGGAGTGATGAAGATGCGGCAGGCAGGGCGTGGCAGGCGAGGCGGGGCGAGGACCGGCGAGGTTTGGTTTGGCTCGGCTGCGCGCGGAACGGTGAGGCTGGGCAGCGGCGAGGCAAGGCAGGCAAGGCTAGGTCTGGCAGGGCCCGGTTCGGCAAAGCATCGCGAGTCCTGGCATGAAGTGGCTTGGTTGGGCGAGGCAACGCAGGCGTGGCGTGGTTCCGTAAGGCTGGGCGGTGCGTGGTCTGGCTGCGCGTTGCGGGATTGGGCAAGGCAGGCATGGCGGGGTCCGGCACAGTGTCGCGAGGAGCGGTGCGGTTCGGCGGGGAACGGTTTCGCGTGGCATGGTGAGGCAGGCGAGGCTGGGTTCGGCGGCGCTCGGCGAGGCGAGGTTCGGCAGGTCAAGGTTGGGCACGGCTGGCTCGGCTGGGAAGCGCAGGGCGCGGCGAAGCAAGGTGCGGTGCGGCGCGGCCGGGGACGGCGAGGCAGGCTAGGCAGGGTCGGGTTAGGCGGGGCAGCGTACGGCAGGGCGCGTTGGGGCGCGGTTAGGCGAGGCGCGGCGTGGACAGGTTAGGCGGGGCGGGGCTGAACTCGGCAGCGCTCGGACCGGCGTGGCGGGGCGCGACAGGCTCGGAAGTGAAATGAAAACCCCCGGCACCTAAATCAGGTGTCGGGGGCTCCGGTCCGCTGAGCGGGGTAGCCAGCTTGGATCGGAGGGTAGCACAGTGGCAGCAACACAAGCGAATGCACCCGCACAGGGTGCGTAAATGCCGAACTGGGCAACGCTGTTCACCCAGCGGTCGCGACTACCGACCGTGCCCGCAGGCGTGGATCCACGTACCGACTGGTTTCACTGCGAGAAGTACGCAGCGAACCTTACGCGAGTGGCGTGCATCAATCGCCACAAGCTCGCGCGCGGGCGAACGCAGGACGGGTTGTCGTACCAAGCGACGCTTTACGGCGGCTGTCATCGCTGCGCGATCGGCGCCGCGCACGCAGCCGGCCTGCCTACGCCTTCGTTCCAGCTCCCAGCACAATCATCTGGAGGACACATGGAAGAGAGCACGATGACGACACCGACCAACGGCCACGCGATCCGCACCTGGCCCGATCGTACCTGCGCGAAGTGCAAGCAGTCGTTCACACCACAGACCGCGCGCGAGCGGCGCTGCGCTGAATGCACGGCGGCCGCACCGGCACCGAAGGCAGGGGCAGCCCCCAAGCGCCGCGGCCGGCCGAAGGCCTCGCCGAAGCTCGCGCGGAGCTCGCGCGGCAACGGCACGAGTGCCCACCAGACGGTCGCGAACGGTCGCGCACCGGCCGCGTTCGTCGACGTGGCGCCGAGCGAGGTGGTCACCACGCCTAACGGCAAATCCTGGACGCCGAAGCCCCTGAGCGCCACAACCAACAGCGGCGTGCTCAAGCCGAGCCAGATTGCCACCGCGTCCGAACTGCTCGAGCTAGCAGGCTACAAGGTGCAGACGGTGCACACACCGGCAGGCGAGTTTTTGAGGGTGCTGTGATGCCGGCCGTCGCGACGAAAACCTCGGGAAAAGCAGCACGGCGATTCATTTCTGGACACTCGCGCGGGCGTGCGCGCGCGCGTCCTCATGACATACCGGCTGAGGGCGAAGCGGCGGCCGTGTGGGTGGACCCGCACACCCTCAAGCGCAACCCGAGAAACCCTCGCAACAACGACGCTGCGGTGGCGGCGGTCGCGCGCTCCATCGAGGCGAATGGCTTCGGCGCGCCGATCGTGGCGCGCTCCGCCAACCGGATGATCATTGCGGGCGACACGCGATGGAGGGCTTCGGTCGAGATACTCAAGCTGCCGCTGGTGCCGGTACGATTCCACAACGTCACGCAGCGGCAGGCCGACGTGCTCACGATCGCAGACAACCGCCTGGGCGAGTTGGCGGAGTGGGACGACGAGAAGCTGGCAGACATGCTGAAGGAGCTGGACCCGGACGAGCAGGTGCTCGCGGGCTTTGAGCAGGACGACGTCGACGAACTGCTCGCGGAGCTGGGTGAGCCGCCCGAGATCACCGAGGACGAGGTGCCCGAGTTGCCCAAGGTGCCAGTCACCAAGCCGGGCGACGTCTGGGTGCTCGGACGGCATCGGCTGGTGTGCGGGGATTGCACCGTCGAGCCTGTCGTCACGCAGTGCATGCAGGGCCAGCGCGCGAGCTGCGTGTTTACTGACCCGCCCTACGGCGTCGCGATCGGCGCTAAGAACCGAATGCTCAACGAGTTCCAGCGCGCGGGGCGGAACCTCGACGACATCGAAGATGATGCTCTGTCACCCGACGACCTGAAGGCGCGTCTGCTTCCTGCGTTCACGCTACTGCGCACGCATGTGCTCGCCGACGACGCCACCGTGTACGTCACGTCCCCCCAAGGCGGGGAGTTGTGCATGATGATGCTGATGATGCGCGACGCCGCTTTGCCCACACGCCATGTGCTGATCTGGAAGAAGAGCCAGCCCACGTTCTCGATGGGTCGGCTCGACTACGACTACCAGCACGAGCCGATCCTTCTCACGTGGGGCAAGCGCCACAAGCGCCCCCTTCATGGCAAGCACCGGACGAGCGTCTGGGAGATCGATAAGCCTCGGCAGTCCGCCGAACATCCGACAATGAAGCCCGTCGAGCTCTATGCCAACGCGTACCTAAATAACAGTGACGCGGGTGACCTCGTCGCCGACATCTACGCGGGCAGCGGCACCGCATTCGCTGCGGCCGAGCAGTTGGGCCGCACCTGCTTCGGCATCGAGCTCTCACCCGCCTATTGCGACGTGATCGTCGAACGTTGGCAGAATCTAACGGGCCAGAAGGCGCAGCGGCAGTAGGTCAATGGCTGGTCGTCCCACGAAGTTCACGCCCGAGCTCGGCGCGAAGATCTGCAAGTGGATCACCGCGGGGGTGAGCATCGAGGCTGCGGCCGAGGCCGAGGGCGTGGCGCGCGCGACCGTGTACAACTGGCGCGACCGTGGGCATGCGGGCGAGCAGCCGTTCGTAGACTTCGTGGTTGACCTCGAGAAGGCGCAGGGCCGGATCGAGGCTCGGCTGACGCTCAACATCACGCAGCGCGCGAAGGACGATTGGCGCGCGGGTGCTTGGTACCTCGAGCGGCGTCGGGCCGAGCGCTTCGGCGAGCAGGGCAAGCTCGAGCGGAAGCTTGAGGACGAATACGAGAGGCTGATCGATGCGGCCAGACGAGAGTTGGATCCGGACAGCTATCAGAAACTGCTGCGGGCCCTCGCTCGCCCTCGTGGCACAGAATAAGCTGGACGAGATCGAGCGCGCGTTCGCCGAGCAGCAGCAAGCGCAGCAAGAGCCGCCCACTGAGCCCGCGCCGCCCGACTACACCGCCGAGCGCGACCGCTGCACGAGCAGCCTGCGCGCCTTCGTCATGGCGGCGTGGCGCCACATCGAGAGTAAGCCGCTCGTCTGGGGCTGGCACATGGATGTCATGGTCGACGCGCTCGAGGCGGTCACGCGCGGCAACATCCGGCGGCTGCTGATCAACGTGCCGCCGGGCTCAAGCAAGACGCTGATAGTGCAAGTGTTCTGGCCGGCGTGGGAGTGGATTTGCGATCTGCACCCGCATACGGATAGCGCGCCTGACGGGTACCGGCCCGACCTCAAATACATTTTCGCCACCTACTCGGACGTGCTCGCGCGCGACAAGTCGCTCAAGTGCCGGCAGCTCGTCGAGTCGGTGTGGTACCAGACGCTGTTTGCTGAACGTTGGAAGCGCGACCCGGTCCAGTGGGGCGCAACCAAGTTCCAGAACGACCGCGGCGGCTGGCGGCTCGCGACATCGGTCGGCGGGCAAGCCACCGGCCAGCATGGGGATCGCAAGGTGGTCGACGATCCCGTGAAGCCGTTGGATGTGCTGCGCGGGACGTCGGCCGCGAAAAAAATCGCGCTCGAGAATGCGTGGACGTGGTGGACGCAGACCATGTCCACGCGCAACACCGGGCCAGAGACCGCCGAGATCGTGATCATGCAGCGCATTCACGAGAGCGACCTCGCGGGGCGGCTGCTCAAGGCGGGCGGCTACGAGGTGCTGTGTATTCCACAGCTCTACGAACCGAACCACCCCTACCAGCGCCCGCTCGTGCTCGCGAGCGACGGGGTCGGCAAGCCCGTTCGAGTGTGGCAGGACCCGCGCACCGAGGAAGGCGAGCTCATGTGCCCTGAGCGCTTTCCGGTCGAGGAGATCGAAAAGCAAAAGATCGCGCTCGGGCCGCAGGGCTTCGCAGCGCAGCAGCAGCAGCGGCCGAGCCCTGCCGGCGGGGGCTTGTACAAGCGCGCCGACTTCCGCTTCTGGACCGTGCGACCCCACGTCGGGCAGTGGATCATCAGCGTCGACTGCACGTTCACCGACGCAGCATCGTCTGACTTCGTGGTCGCGCAGGTGTGGTGCGGGACTGGCCCGGGCTTCTACCTCGTGGACCAGGTCCGCGATCGGCTGGACGTGCTAGGTACCTGCCAGGCGATCGTCACGCTCCGATCGAAGTGGCCGCAGGTCGGGTCGATCCTGGTCGAGGACAAGGCGAACGGCCCCGCCGTGATCACGATCCTCAAGCAGAAGCTGCCGGGGCTCACGCCCGTGACGCCGCTCGGAGGCAAGGAGTCACGCGCGAACGCGACGGCGAGCTTCCATCGCGCCGGCAACGTGTATCTGCCCGACCCGAGCATCGCGCCATGGGTGCACGACTACATCGAGGAGCACACGAGCTTCCCGTTCGGCGCCCACGACGACCAGGTCGACGCGCAGAGCCAGGGGATCAGCCACCTCGCGCACCACGCCGAAGACTTCGACGCGATGCTGCAGACGCTGCGCGAGATGGGGGTGGCTTAGTCGTCGCCAACCCCCAGGTGACGCAGAGCTTCTTCGGCAACGCGCTCCCAAATTCTGTGTTCGTCGCGGCCAGCGGAGCGCCACTCCGGCAACTGAGTGCCGCCGCGCTTGCCTTGGGCTTTACGATACGAGTCGTAAAGAACCTGAGCCAGTTGTAACGGTTTTGGTGATGTTGGCAGCCATCGCTCACCCCGCCTTGCGTAGCTTGGGCGTCAGCTTGCCGGTTACCTCGACGTGTAGCCCTTTGAGCCCGCCGGCATCGAGCTGAGCCTGCAGCGCGAGACGCACGAACTGGGCAACCGGGTACCCTAGAATCTCAGCCCACTTGGCCGCGCGCTCCGGGCTCACCGAGCGCTCGCCTTTCTCGATGTCGTTGAGGTGCTGGCGCGAAACGCCGAGCGGCTTCGCAAACTCCGCAAGGCTCATCTCCTCGCCCTCGCGAATCGACCAGATCATCTCGCCGAACGTGAGCGGCCCGCCCGTCACTGCCTCGATCGCCTTCATCGCCTTGCTCTTCGCCATGGGTTCCTCTCAGTACTTGTGCTTGTTGACGTCGAAAACGACGACGACCTGCACCGAGTCGCCTTCGATGACGTAGAAACCGCGCCAGCCGCGGCTGAGCCGGAAAGACCGCTGCCCTGCTCGAGCACCACTGAGCGGCTCGTCGTGGTATCCGGGGACCTTGCGCACCTGCTCAAGTCCCTCGTGCTCGACTGCGTCCATCCAAGTCTTGAGCTTGGATGCGACCTGCTTGGGTAGCTTCACCAACCCTCGTTCGACCGCACGAGCCAACTTCACTCGGTTGATCATCTTCCTCTATAGTACCCTGTTCCGGGGTACAGTCAAGAGGGTTCGGCGGCGGATCGGGCAGCCACTCCCGTCTTCAGCGCTCCACCAGGTTGAAGCTGTGGTTCCGGGGTAGGAGCGCGTCACTCGCGGAGCCGGCCATGGTGACACCCGCGCACCTGCCCGCTAGACGTACTGGGCATGCTCGCGAGCTATATGCAGAGCGCGCTGCTACGCCTCGACGGCTGGGCGAACGAGGTCACTGGCCTCGGCACCGCGCTGCTCGACAAGACGGTCGCGGCGATCTTCGCGCAGCGGGCATGGCAGAGCGATCAGTATCTCGGGCAGCTCTACGAGAACGACGGGCTCGCGCGGCGCATCTGCGAGAAGGTGCCCGACGAGATGTTCCGCGCGGGCTACGACCTGCTCATGGGCAAGGCGGACAACGCGCAGGAGCTCGCGACGCAGATCCGCGACAAGCTCACCGCGATCGGCGCCGACGGTGCCATCAAGGACGGCCTAGTGTGGGAGCGCGTCTACGGCGGCGGCGCGGTGTTCATAGGCGCTGAGGACGGCAGCGCCGATCCTAGCGAACCGCTCAACGAGCAGACCCTGCGCGATATCACGCACCTGACCGTGGTCGACAAGCCGCAGATGACGGCGCGGCGCTGGTATCCCGCAACCGATGCGCGCGCGGGCCGGCCCGAGACCTGGCTCATCACGCCTATGGGCGACGGCGGAACGCCCATAGAGGTACACGAGAGTCGGTTGCTGATCTTCCCCGGCGGTCGCGTCACCCAGCAACGCCGCATCCAGCTCCAGGGCTGGGGCCAGAGCGTGCTGCGTGCGGTGCACGACGTGCTGCGCGACTATCAGATGAGCTGGCAGGGCGTCAGCCACATGCTGCAGTCGGCCAATCAGGATGTCTGGCACATGTCCGGCTACCGCAACGCGATCGCGGGCGGGCAGTCGAAAATGCTCGAGTACTTCCGGGCTCGCTTCGGCCTGGCGCAGATGAAGATGGGTCCGAACCAGGGAATCCTGCTCGACTCCGAAGGCGAGCGGTTCGAGCGCCATGGAAGCCATTTCACCGGCGTGCCCGAGACCCTGCAGCAGCTCGCGCAGCGCATGAGCGCGGTCACGGACATGCCGATGACGGTGCTTTTCGGCATGTCGCCCGCCGGCCTGAACGCCACCGGCGAGAGCGACCTGCAACTATGGAACACCGCCGTGGCCGCGAAGCAGGTGGAGCGGCTTGAGCCGCAGCAGAAGCGACTGATCCGGCTCGTCATGCTCTGCAACGACGGACCCACCGGCGGGCGCGAGATCGAGGGTTGGGGCATTCGGTATCGCGCACTCAAACACCTCGACGAGGGCCAGGCGGGTGACCTGCGCGGCAAGCAAGCGGCAGTCGACAAGACGTACATCGAGATGGGCGTGCTGTTTCCAGAGGAAGTCGCGCTCAATCGGTTCAGGCCCGAGGGCTTCTCGACTGAGACCACGATCGACCTCGAGGCTCGCAAGAAGATCCTGGCGGCCGAGCAGGAAGCCGCGCGCGAGCGCGCCGAGAACCCGCCCGAGCCACCGCCGAGCAGGGGGCCCGGCGATGGTAAGGTCGGCGAGGAGGCGCCGGGTGCAGACGGCGAAGATCCGCCGGACGATGCAGGTGGGCAGCGTGCCGCTTAGCGCGCGGATGGTGGCTGAGCTGCGACTGCGACGAGCGCTCGCGGCGAGCTATGGCCGACGAGCGCGCCGCCGCCGCGCCAAGGTGCCGGAGCAGCGCTGGCCGAGGGCCGCGCGCACGGCGTACTTCCTGGCCATCAAGAGCGTGCTTGGTGACCTGCGACGCGAGGTCGATCGGCTGCTGATCCCGGAGCTCCCGCGGCTGCTCGCGCTCGTGGCGGCCGACAAACCGTCGGTGCTGCGGGCGGAC